TTTAAGTCCCCTGGAAGACTTACTAATTTATTTTGGTTATTTTGGTTAGAAATTCATTTATTTACAACATCGGTTGGTGAATCAGCCATCCGTGCGGTGATATTTACATTGGTGGACCAGGCCATCCCTAAATAGGGAACGTCGTCCAAATACACAAAGCCTAATATATAACATAAAAACATCTACAAAACATGCAATTTATTGGTATCCATATATGTATTCGAGTTTTGATTCGTTCCAACACCCAGATTCAAACTGGGCTCACATTTTTAAGGGTATGTGATGGCCCTATAACTACGATTACTCGTAGTTCTCCTTCCAAATTTGCACCCTCTCGTCAAAATTACGATCTAGTTCAGTGCACAAATGTGAAATGTTTGCTCTTTTTGCTATTTCTTGCAATTGAGCGCGACGGCTTTCATAGACTTCACGTCCATGATTGAACCACTCACGAAGAGCAGTGTCAATATTGATGCCACAAGCATGCTCCTCCGTCAAAGGAGCACCTTTTCCACGCATGAAACAATGTAACATCTTTTCACAGGATTTGTCAACTAGGGCGCCCACGTGGCACCCTATCTCTGGAATAAAAACACTCTTCCGCTTCAAAAATTCAAAATCTTCAGCGGGTAAGTAATTTAGTAATTCACTTTCCTTGTCTGGCATAGTGTATATCTGACCATACTCAGCAAGAAACTCAGAGAAACCTTTAATGGTAAAATTGTCCAATTCCTTTTTCTTTGTTCCGATATTATCGTCGCCATAAGTCATCAAGGCGACGTAGTCACGGAACCGTTTCCTTTCCTCGAAGTTACCAAAAGGGTGGTGAGCGTAAAAATAACAACGCATATTAAGTGCACCACAAATTCCATTCAATTGGGCGGTCAAGGAGTTACCACTGATATGAGTACCAGTGATAAATCCAATTAGATCCCCATTAAACGCTACAACAGCGTAAACTAAATCGCCAGCCATAGCCTCCATAATACTAATATCCTCGTCACTATAATCACATTCTCTTGCAAAATCAATGAGAATGCGCAAAGCAGCAAAAATAAGTTGGGATGGAATTTTCTGATCGTACTTTCCATAGTCTCCCCCTATGAGATGCTCCTCACCATGTTTAAAGATATGTTGATGGAGCTCCTCCCATTCAGGACCGTGACAATTTATGCCAACGGCACTTTCAGCTTTTAGAGGATTCATTTGCAACACACGTAAAATGGGCAAGTAGTACTTACGTACTAAATACGTCAAAGGAAGTGCATTGCCATAGAAAATCCGACATTTGGGTTTTGATAAAACTTCATCTTTCTTGCAAGCCTTGGCAATAGGATAAGCACGCTCACCTCTACGATAACAATTCTCACAACGTTCAATTTCATCCATAATTAATGGATCAAAAACACGATTGTTAGGATTTTCAGGAGTAGGAGGCAGTTCTGTTACAAAGCGTCTCTTCTTGCCATTCAAAGGAAAACCCATCGATGTATCAAGCTTGATAGCATCAATAAATTTCTTGCCAGGTATCCCACACAAATTTTCTTGGTCAGTGAGGGGCCTAGCGTCATTCCACAAGGGATTCTTGAAAATGGGTAATAGGTCCTCCTTATAGTCCCGGACAGCAACTTCAAGTAGATCAGTGCTGTACGGTTTCGCGGGGTTTGACAAATTTGCCAAGCATTCCTGCCAGCCAACATATTGCGGAAATTGAATGGGTGGTCCATATATATTAGGACTATCCATAACATCCGTGACATGCTCACTAATAGGAGTAACTTTAACATCAGATTTAAATGATGTCATGCCGGGGCAAGTACCATAGTACTCAACCTGAGATTCCAAAGGCATGTAGTTGAGCGGACTCTTGGGGTGCAAAGGGGTTTCATTTAGAACATTAATACCCAAAACTTGAGTTTCAAAATGTTCTGCACTCCCGGAGATGATAACACCCTCAAGAGTCCGCAACAATTTAATTGCATCAACAATGGTGTCATATTCTAATACACCACTACAACCTCGAATAGTACCGGTTTGGCCACCTAAGTGGATTCCCGTTATAAGAGGTTGCTTGCGAGCTACAAGAGTCGCCCCACAAAGACCTTTAAATGTCGTAATGGTTAAAGATTGATACCTAAGACCACGGAAATCAACTGCGCCATTGCTTGTCATGCAAGGTTCAGCTAGTCCGTGAGCTTTGGTAATTTCACCATCTTTATTCCGCCACAACATCTCGAATTCGTGAAACGGCACTTGTCCCTTAGGAAAATACTTGGTCAAGTCTTTGAATGAACCTCCAGCGCATGCATAACATACGCGGATATCAGTTTTGTCGAGTAAAACACTCTGTCTCTTGCTCAAAGCAACAGTGAACTTTCCACCACAAGTATCAGGATTCTTCTTTCGGAATACAACACTAATCTCATCAGTTATAAAATAATGATCTGGAATAATTACAACATTAGATGTTATAAAAAGTCCGTTCACCATATAATTCTTACCACCAGATGTAACAGTGCCATAAACTAAATTCTTCGAAACCAAGTCAGACAATTGATGGGGAGTAGTGGTTTTAGCATCAGTGCGAACGGGTAATTCGCGAACTGAAACAGGTATCCACACATCTTTCTCCATATCTCTCTTGTCGACTTCAACTTGAGTAGCTGGTTCAAGGGAACCCTGGATTTTCATTGATTTCCAGGATCGATACATTTTTGACAATGTGTACAGAATTCCAATAACACCAACTGCTTTGCAAATATTACTAACATGGGTGTCACGTATTTCCGTCAACATAGGTTCAATTGTGTTACGATCCACCAATTCACTTTGAAACTCTCCTATAACAATCTCTGCCATATACTTCTGTACTGTTAAAGAAACTAGAAGTACTAGCAAGAGTGAAAAGAAGAGGATTGTGTTCGGTATGTAATCTTCATAGAAAATCAAAGCATAAAACAAGGATGCAGTCAACGTCCACAAAGATAAGGTGTTGAGGCCATAACGCCTCTTCAACTTACTCTTATTTATGAACATTAAACATTGAACAACTTTCTCATGTTGAAGCCATGGGGTTGGTATACAAGTAACCCAATCCCAATGGTTGGTAAAGCTCCTCGCGGCGCCTAGCAAAGCTAAAACACACGCATTTTCGGCAATTGTTTCAAGGCCAAGAAAATCTTTCTTGACACGCTTAACGACCATGTTTATTGAGTCATTGTACGCTGTCGTGATACTTTCGCCAAATTGCTTTTCCATTTCATGTTTGTCACAATATCCATGAATCTGTCTGCAACCATCCACTCCACAAGTTCTGACCCTATCTGAACGTTTTTTCATACGTTCTAAGATGTCATCTTGTGCAAGTGAATGCGTTTCAAATTCTTCGATCAAATATTGAACCACACGACGGAAAGGCACGTTCACCATAGGTTCACCACGATATAGAACGGGCTTATATTTAGCCACACATCGTAGTTCATCAGGTTGAACAGCCTTTTCGACGGTCAAAAGCCACAAATCATCAAAGGTGGGATTGCTCCCAGTTTCAAGATAATGTGCCACAACTTTTGCAGAGTCAATACCCTGTGGCTTACCATCAACAATATATTGAAATTCAGGTTTAGCCACAACTGTAATAACAGCCACTGGTCGACGTTGGATTGAATAAGGACAATTTGAATATGTGTAAGCGTCAAGATCCTTCACGTTTGTATTCACAACGCAAAGAACAGGCTCGACAAAAATCTTACCCTTACTATCTAAATCAGCCATATTGGCATAGTAAGGTTGGTTGTTACAAACATCAATCATGACACGAGTAGGTGGCCTCTCAACGAAGCTACTTTTATCATTTGCCATGTCATCAATAGTCAAAACCAATTTGTCAGAAGTCCAGGTAGACATATACTTATCAGAGGCATTGTAAGATGCACGATATTCTTTGCCAGTCGGGTAACCGGCACTGGTTAGAAGTGCATCAATCAACTGATCAGCACAAGTAGTCTTTCCTTGACTACTTTGGCCACACAATTCAATTGTAAATGGAGCTCGTCGGACACCACTACTAATTTTCATAGTAATATAGTCATTCTTGACTTTGAGCAATCGCATAAACTTGTCTTGAACCAACTTCTTCTCGAAGTTGGTCTTAATAGACAACAAGTTACGCAATTTGGAGCACAGAGATTCAAGACGCCTATCAAATTCAGCATCGGAAACTCCGGCAACTCTCATCAAATTTCCATTCTTGACTAGATCCCACCATAAAACGATGGTTGCATATTCCTCATCAATTTCGAGGGCGGCACGATCATTTGCAAGAAGTGGCCGAAGAGATTTGTGTTGATAACACAAGGAAATACTTTCGACAAAAAACACAACACTTTGAAGTGCTGCATCAGCAATGTCGATTGCACTACCATGTATAACTTTGAAATCAGGTTCCCAAATCTTATAATCTTTAACCATGAAAGTAACATCAGTGGCTTTACAAAGACCAATAGTAACAAGAAGGCCTAAAACCTTCGAGAAATGGGAAAAGAGCTTATTGCCCTTAGCAAGATCCCAATTATCCCTAATATTATTCATAAGGGAAATCCATTCA